TGTCTGTTAGATAATGGTTAACAGCAAAGCCCTCTGGGATAGACCCATTAGACTTGATAGCGTTAATGTCATTATCAGCCGTTCCTGTTCTGAAATCTGTTTGTAGCAATCTAGTTGCTGTAAACATCAATGCAGGAGGAACAATCAGCTTCCTTGGTCTTGCTGCAATCAATAGACCTCTTTCATCCACAAACGCTGCGATATCAATAACCGCTTGTTCGAGAGATGTTTCGTTAAGGTCTGCTGCTGTTGATGGTTGGTTTCTGTTGTTACCACCTGCCACGGTTCCGTGGGAGGCACTAAATAAAAACGCTCCATCACCAGAAGTGAATGTATCAAAACCAGTGTTTAGAAGTGACGCTGCTTTCGTTTGCTTGGTATACGCCATAGCTCTAGCAAGAGCCTTTGTATAACGTGCCGATAAGCTGTCATACAAATTGTCTTCCATAGCTTCCTCTGTAATAGAGAAACCCATAGCCACTGTCTCGTGATTAAAACGAGCAGTGAATGACTCTTGTGCTGAG